TTTGCATAATGTTGCCCACCAAAACCTTCAAAATGAATAACATTTAATCCATTAGCTCTTACTTTTTGTAATATCCAATCATTTTGTGGAATTTGTCCACCTGGAAAAATATGTGTGGTAACAAAATTATCACCTGACTTTGATATTATATTTGATTTTTCAAAAGTAATTATTGTATGTAAAACAAATCTACCACTTGGTTGAAGTGTACGTTTAATCATACTAAAGAAGGTGTCATAATTTTCATATCTAACATGTTCAAACATCCCTATCGAATAAATATAATCAAATTGACCAGAAATTTTTCTGTAATCCATATTTATTATAATGACTTTGTCTGGATTATAATTTTCTGAACCAAATTTTGCTTGTTCATCAGATATTGTTATTCCTGTAACTTGACATCCTGTTTGATTACTGACATAATTTGCTATCTTTCCCCAACCACATCCTATATCAAGAATTCTTGAATTTTGTTTTGGATTAAGTTTTTTTATTATTGTGTTAACTTTATTATATTGAGCTGAATTTAATGTATCAGAAGAACTAAACCAAAAACCACAAGAATAAGCATTAAGATCATCACGTAAAAATTGAAGGTAAAAGTCATTTCCAACATCGTAATGATGTTTAATATTTGATTTGTCATAATCTTGAGATTTTGAATAAACAGTTTTTAAAGATATTGATGGTATATTGGGATTTGATTTATTTAAACATATTGTATTTAAAAATCCAACAATATCATCACAAACCCATTCACCTCGCATATAGGATTCACCCAAACCTAATTCACCTTTCTCAAAAATACTAGAAAAGAAGTTGTATTGATTATTTATTTTAACTGTGGGAGTTGGTTTTTCAGGGTTATTTACAACCCAAACAATTATTTCATTTGAATTTGAATCTATCATACAAAAATTACCTTTGGTAAAAGTTGTTAACATATTTAAAATTAGTGGTTTAGGAATAAAAATTACTGCAAATTTATATAATATTATAAGTAATACTATACCAATTAAAATCCATAAAAATAATACTATAGAATCTATTTTATTATATAAATTTTATAAAGAAAATTTTTTTTATAAATAAAAAATTAAAAAAAATATTGATTAAAATGACAAATTATTTTAATATATTAGATGAATTTTTATAAAAATATAATAATAATAAATTTTGAAAAGTATCAAATATAAACAAATTATTATATATAATTAATATTTTTATTTATTATGTTCTGTCACGTGAACACAATATTCCTCAAAATCACCTTGAAATTTAATAATATTTGATGATTTTACTTGATAAATATCGGCATTTCTTATTGATTCAATTAGGTACATATCATGAGTTATAATTACAATACCACCATTAAATTCATTAATTCCCTTAACCAATCCTTCAATTGATTCTAAATCAAGATGATTTGTTGGTTCATCAAGCAAAATAAGATGAGGATTAGCCATTTGAACTGATGCAAATGATACCCGGGCTTTTTGTCCTCCAGATAAATTGCCTATTTTATTTGTTGGCAAATCCAAATTATCTATTTTTTTAATTCCTAATTTACCTAAAATTGTTCTACATTGGTTTATATCTAATTTTGGATTCAGAAATTGAAGATATTCAATTGAATTTAATTCTAAAGGTAAATGGTCTATAATTTGTTGATTATAATATCCAACTCTTAATCTTTCATCCGCAATTACATATCCTTCAGATGGTTTTAATTGAGCTGATGCTAGTTTAAAAAATGTCGTTTTACCACATCCATTTGGACCAACCAAAACCATTCTACTACCCATTCCTAAGGAAATATTTAATTTTGAATATATTGGGGCAGAATTGGGATAACCAAAATCTACTTCTTTGAATTCAATTATGTTACGTGTTGATAATTCAACCACATCATCAAATGTTATATTTACTACATAAGGTTTGGGAGGTCTTGGTATACCTTCTTTTTTAATAAATTCATCTACATCTTTTTTAGGTGTAGATTTTTTTCTCATTTCTTCTACCTTTTTATTAAATTTTTCATAATTCTTACCAACTTCTTTTTCTTTATCTTCTAAAAATTTTAATAATTTATCATATCTACCTCTTATTGTGTAAACTTTATTTCCTATTAATTCTGGATTACCTACATACCATATAACATTACTTAACGAATTAACTAAACCTATTTGATGAGTAATTATTATAAGGGTTTTTTTATATTCGGACAAATAATCTGTAAGCCAAATTACAACATCCAAATCTAAATGATTTGTTGGTTCATCTAACATTAATATTTCTGGTTTTCTTAAAAGTGCTTTTCCTATTGCTAATATCATTCTTTTTCCACCAGATAATATACTTACGGGTAAATTGGGATTGGTAAATCCTAATCCATTTACAATTCTTTTGGATTCTGCTTCATATTTATCCCATTCTCTTTGATAAACTATTTCTGATAATTTTTCATATTCTTCAGCTTCTAAATCATTCATTTCTTCTAATTCTTCTAATTTATCCATACGTTTTTTTGATTTGTATAATACGGGATCTGCATTTAAAATAAATTCTTGAATAGTTTCTGAACCTGATTCTATTTGAATATCTTGATCTAACATTAAAATATCTATTTTATCAATTAATTTTGAATATATTTGTTTTAACAATGTGGTTTTTCCTATGCCATTTTGTCCTAACACAAAATATTTTAATCCAGAATTAATTGTGATATTTGATGTTGAAATAAGAGTTTTTCCTCCAATTATTACTTCTGTATCTTCTGAATATAATGTTACTAATGAATTTGATTGAGATGATGATTTTGTTTGAGTATTTTTTGAATTATCATTCAGATCAAATTCATATTGGGATTTTTTTTGTTGTAACTTAGATTGTTGTTGTTCCATTCTTTGTTTTTTATTTAATTTAACGTTCTTTTGTTTATTATTTTCTGATGATTCTAATTGTTCTAGGTTTACTTTGGATATTGAATTAGCCACAAGATTAGTAGTATTGGATTTAATTTCTGTATTCACATCTATTTTAAGATCTATTTTAACATCTTCTTTTTCTTTTAATTCTATTTTGACTTTTTCCAAATTGACTGTTGAATCTTCATCAATGTTTTCATCGGATTCAGGGTCATTGTCAGAATCGGATTGAATAGAACCAAATTTATTATTACCAGATTTAGGTTTAGGTTCTGATTCTGAATTAGATTTAGGTTCCGATTCAGAATCAGATTCAGATTCAGATTCAGATTCAACAAATCCAAATCTATTATTTGATATTTTAGTATTTGATTTAGTTTTTATTTTTTTATTAGAGTCTGATTCAGATTCTGATTCAGATTCAGACTCTGAATCAGATTGTTTATATGTATTTAAACAATTTGATAATTTTGCATTTGAATCAACTATTTTATTTTTATCGTTAAAATTATTTTTTTTTTTATTGTTTTTATTATTTTTAACATTATTATTTTTATTATTTTTACTATTGTTTAATTCATTTTGCATTTGTTCAATCCAATCCAAATCTAAATCTTCTTTTTTATTATCTAAATTATTTTCTTGTTTTTTATTTTTTGTATTGGTTGTGTTATTTTTAGATTTTCCCATTTTAATATTAATTTATTAATAAATATATCTTACTATTTAACTGTATTTATTAAAATTTAATCAATTTTTTGATTAAATTTTACTATATAAAAAATTATTTTTACTGTAATATCGTTATTTGGTTTCTTCAATAAAATTTACCAATTCCAATAAAATATTTTCTAATTGTTGAAAGTGTTTATACTTAAAATTTTTAGTTTCAGAATTAGCATTAATTTTATAAAAAAGACATTTTTCACCATTTTCATCGATTCCAACCCATTTTTGGGTTCCAGGAATATTTGGTAAACCATACTCATTATTTTTTGTATTTGAATTATTTTCATACATTTCAATTTGTTTATTAAACATTTCTTGACTAGTCAGTGATTTAACAAATTCTTTCAATGAATCATAATTATTTAAATTTGTTAAATTTAGTTCAATTGAAACTTCATCCAAAGGCAATCTTAGATATTTTGTTAAATTTTGTTCTAAACTTTGTTCTTGTTGTTCATTATCATTTTCATAATTATCTTCATTATTACTATTTTCATCATCTTTATCATCCAATAAAAAATCATCCAAATTTTCATTATCATAATATTTATCTGTCCAAATGTTTTCAATTTTATTAACTAGGTTTGAAATTCCACCACTATTATTTGTTGTATTTTGACTGTGGTTTGATTTTTCTGTGTTATTGATATTTAATAAATTACCCAAGTCACCCATATTAATACCACCCAATTGTTTCATCAAATCATTTTGATCTAGATCTAAATTACCAAGCAATGATTTAAAATTATTAGCAAAATTTTCATCATAAATATTATTATTAACTAATTCTTCAATATTAATATTATCCATATGTAGTTTATCTTCAGATTCTTCTGACTCTACCACATCTTCTGTTTTTTCTACTTCTTCTGATTCTTCTGATTCTTCTGATTCTTCTGATTCTTCTGTTTCTTCTGTTTCTTCTTCTGATTCTTCTTCTGATTCTTCTTCCACATCTTCTAATTCTTGTTCAATATCATTATTTAAAGTTGAGTTTGAAAAAAGACCTGAATTTAATAAAGAAAATTGAGAAGTTGAATTGGAAATTGAATTTAAATCCAATGATAAATTATCAGAAACATCAATTTTTTGGTTATTTAAAAATAATTCTAAAATTTGTCTATTGTCAACATCAAACTTAGATTGAAGTGGTTTAAACATTGGGATAAACATTTGAATCGCAAATACCAACATTGGATTAACTTTTCCGACTATATTAGTGATATTATCAATAATACTATTATCACAAATTAAAAATACTTCATTATTCTTTTTTTTAATTAAAACATTTACACTATTTGTTTCAATTTGATTTTCTTTTGATAATTCAATACCTGAATTATTTTCAATTGATTTTTCTAATTTAACTACACTTAATTTTAAACAATCATATTCTATTCCATATAATTCTTTTTTTAAATATTCTCTTGAAAAATTCCAATTCATATCTGATAATAATAGTTAATTATATTGATTTGTTTAAATTAAATTATTATAATAAAAATATTTTACCAAATGTTTATTATCAATTCAAAATATATAAAAATAATTATATAAAATAAAAACATTATTTTTTTAATGATTATTTCTCAAAATTCATCTAATGATTCGGTATCCATAAAAAAAAAATTAATTAATTATCAAAAAAAAATTTTATTTTTAGAGCATAAATATCTCTTAGGAACAATTCCATATATTGACTCTGATAAATTTAATCAGATTGAAAAAAAAATTCTAAATTATATATTTGTAATTAAAAATATTTATTCAAATCCAGAATTTTATTTGGTTTTTAAGCACTTACAAATAGATTATTTTAGGGAACCAAATGAAATTGCTTATTTGGAAATTATTTGGAATGTTCAACATTATGAATTTATTGAAAAAATAAAAAAATCACAAAATGATATTGGGGAATTAATTAATTTTGCTAATAAATATAATTTGATTTCTTGTGTTCAATATAAATTTATTAAAAAATCAATAAAAATAATTAATAAAATATTTGAATGTGACAAGTCTATGGAAAAATTATATGAAAATAAACAAAATACTACTGAAATAATATCTCAAACCCATTTAGAACTTTTTTTTGATATTTTGGAAATTATTCTAATAAAAATTAATTTATCAATAAAATCAAATAACGAAATAAAAAATATACATAAAATATCTAATAATTTAAAATATACTAATTTGGTAAAAAAAATTAAATTAAATTTGGAAAAGCAAATAAAAATTAATATTTAATTATTTCATCAACTAATCCTTTTTCTAAACACATTTGGGCATTCCAACTAACATCTTTTTTTAATTGTTCATCCAATTCTTCAGAAGTTAATTTTGTTTTTGCCAAATAATATGATTTAATGTGTTCCATTAATTGTTTTGAATTATCTAATGATTCTGATAAATGTGTAAATTTACCCCAATGTCCCGCTCTTAATTCATGAATTAACATATATGAACTTTCTGTTATGTATCTTTTTTTTCCTGCTAAACTTAATAAAGTTCCTGCTGATGCTACAAAACCCTTACAAATAGTATTTACAGGAACTTTCATTCCTCTAATTGTATCAATTGCTCCAAAAACTTGATATACTAATCCACCATTTGATGTTATATATAAGTTTATTGGTTTTGGTTCAATTTTAACTTCAAATTGTTCATCATATTCTTCAAATTCTGAATCTTTATCTTTATCGCTTTTTTTTACTTGGTCAAATTTTCTTTTTAAAGTTTTTTGTTTACGTAAAATTTTTTGTTCCATTGATAATAATTTTTCAATTAAAGATGACATTGATTTTGGAGTTATTCCGGAATTAAAATAAATTGAATTAGTTTGTTCATCAATATTAATACTATCTTGACCATCAGAATACATTTTTTCAAAAGAATGAGAATCCATTTTATAATTAATTATATATATGAGAAATATTTATATTAATTTCAATATTCAATTTTTATTGATTATTAATTGTAAATAAATAAAATATATATACTAATCCTATCCAAAATATCAATTGTATATTGATAATGAATAAATCAAATATTACATTGATTATATTTAAAATAAATTTTTTTACTAAATTATCTGATAAAATAATCAAACTAATTACAAACAAATATAACAACATATTACTTTCATTTTCATAACAATTCCATAAAATATAGTTCATAATTATAAAAGGTATGAATATATCTAACATATTATATATTAAATTTTACTTTTAATAAAAAAATCAATTTTTTTTATCATACCAATAAAATAAATACAAAATTAATATAAAATTTTTACACCATTTATAAACAAAAAAATTATTTCAACAAATATCCATTTCCAATACCAATATCCTCCAACAATCTCAAACCTTCCGGAATATTTCTATGAAAATTATAATTATCACCATATTCATCACGTGATCTTTTTTCACCATGTAAACTATTGCCTCCAAAAACAACACTACCATCATATTTAACAGCCAATATTTTGCCATGATCCATATAAATATGACTTATATCTTCCAAATAATCCAAATTTAAACCAGATTTATCCTTTTCATATGGTAATATTCCGCAGAAATGAACTTTTCCATCCCATCCAACAACAATAATATTTGATAAAAAACCCCAAGTAAAATAAACTGATTTTACTCCACACATTCCCTTAGCAATATCACAAAATCCATATGCATTATCACCCCAAATAACAATTGTGTAATCGCGTTTTATTGCAATAGTAACAGAATAATTACATTGAATTGATTCAACATCTGTCAATCCATTAGGAACATTACACTGTCCATATTTGTTATCACCCCAAGCAACAACTTCACCAGATACTTTGAGTGCAACAATAAAATTACGTCCAATTTCAATTCTAATAACATTGTCCAATCCTATAGGAACATTACATAATTCATACGGATTATTTCCCCAAACAACAACTCTACCATCAAATGTAAGAGCTATCACAGTGTAATCTTTCGTAATATGGATAGATTTTACATTAGTTAAATTTTCAGGAATGGTACATTGACCATAATTATTATTACCAAAAGCCACAATAGACCCATCTTTTTTAATTCCAATTAAAAATTTTTTTTCAAAAATAAGTTCTCTAATATTATTTAATTGTCTAATTAGTTTGAATTCATTATAATGACAGTTTTGAACAAAAACTTGTCCTTCCTCATTAACATAATAAAAATATCCTTGTGCAAATGCATATTCATATTCTTTAATATCAAAGAATAAAGTATCATAATATTGACTTTGTACAACATTTTTAATCCGAGTTAAATATGATTTAGGATTGAAAACAACAAAATGATTATTATCAAAATTTTCCATCCAATCCAACTTAACAACACTCTTATCATCTAACATTACTAGAATATGACGTGCATACACATAAACACCAATTGCATTAGTAATTCCTTCAACAATATGGACTCCTCCATAAATGTTAGTACTCCAAAAAACTACTTGTTTCGACTCATTTATAGCAACAACAAATCTTTCACCAAAAGCAATTTTCTCCATTAGATTTGTAAAAATATAATGGAGATTACTATAATTTTAATTAAAATTAACATCCCAATACTTTAAAATTCAATTTTTTACTTATATTAAAAAATAAATATTTACAACATTATTTATAATTGTATTAAAAAGAACATATACAAACATACTAAATTACTTTTTTATTAAAAATTTATAAAAAATATTGTTTACTAATTAATTATTTAAGTGTTTATTGATAGTTCTTACTAACAATCTTATTTGTCTTGAATCACTATTAAATAATATTTTTTTAATTTCATCAATACATTCTTCTGATAAATTATTTTTAAAATCAGATGAGTTTGTACTATTTGTTGGGGACGGTTCTGTACAAATTAATTCAGGAATATATTCTTCATCTGATTCATCTGGTTCAGCTGGTTCTTTATCATCACCTTTATTTTCATTATTTTCTTCTTTATCATCTTTATCTTCTTTTTCTTCTTTTTCTTCATCTTCATCATCTTCTTCATCATCTTCTTCATCTTCATCATCTTCTTCATCATCTTCTTCATCTTCATCATCTTCATCATCTTCTTCATCTTCTTCTTCATCTTGATTTTCTCCATTAATTTTATTTGTGGTTTTATCAAGTTGATTATTACTTATTTGACTATCATAATATTCATTTGATATTACTGCACATATAAATAGGATTAAGACTACAATACAATCAACAATATTAACTATTGTGGTATAATTAATTAAATTATGTAGTTGTTGTTGTCTTTCCAATTTTAATAAAAAATTATCTAAATAATTATTGCCATTATAATTCGTTTCAATATACCATATTCCATATCCCAATGCTCCCAAATACAATCCCATTAAACAATAATACAAATAAATATAACTTAAATATTTTGACATTTTTATTGAGGGAATATTAGTAACTAATCTATAGGTAAAATACGATATTCCAAAATTATACACTATAAATAATAATTCTCCTTTTCCAAAATAATTTTCCATTTTTTAATAAGAAATATAATTAAAATTTATTTAATATTAGTTTAAAAAATCAATTTTTTTAAACCAATTAAAAAAATTGATTTTTTAAACTAATTAAGAGATATATATTAAATTTCATAAAACAATAATAATAATGAATAAAGTTAAAAATTTTGATGCTATTATATACCACGGACCATGTTCTGATGGTACTGGTGGATTATGGTGTGCATGTCATTATAGCCCAATCAAAACAAGATTTGCTTGTAAAGCTGGTTCAAATCCAACTGGAGATTATACAGGAATGAATGTTATATTTGTTGATATTTGTCCTAAAATTGAATATCTATTAGAATTAGTTAAAATAGCGAAACACGTTGTTATTTTAGATCATCACAAAAGTTCAGAACAAATGATTTTAGACAATCAATCACTTTTATCTTTAATTCCAAATTTAACTATAGAATTTGATATGGGAAGGTCAGGATGTCAAATGACGTGGGATTATTTTTTTGATTCTACACCAAGACCATTTTTTATTGATTATATGGGTGATAGGGATTTATGGACTTGGAAACTTCCATCTTCAAAAGAAATTAATACCGCATTATTTGATTTGGGATATATTAATTCATATGACTTGAGTAAATTAACGGGATTGATGGAAGATTCTGAATCTAAAATAGCAAATTTAAAAGCAATGGGTGAATTAATTGAAAATGCTAATAAAAGACAAGTTGACATTGGAGTATCAAACTCACTTGAAACTCAAATAAAATTAGAGGATAAAATTTATAGGGTATGGTTGGGAGGAAATATTAATCCAATTTTAAGATCCGAATTAGGAAATGCATTATGTTCAAAACCATTTAAGGATGGAACAATGCCTGATTTTTCTGCTTGTTGGCAATTTGATCCAAAGTCTGATGAATGGTGGATAAGTTTTAGAGGTATCCCATCAAGATCTCCTGATTTATCAGTATTAGCTTCAAAATTTGGAGGAGGAGGTCATCCAATGGCTTCTGGTATCACAATTAAAAATGCTCCTGAAGGATTAAAAAAAATTTTTATATATTAAATAAATATAATAAATGAATATATAAGATTATAATATCAAAAAATGGTCAAATAAAAAAATTTCTTAATAAATTATTGAATAATTAAATTTCTTTTTCATATTCTTTTTTTGGAATTTGTTTTTTATCTCCAAAAAATCTAAAACTCACACTTATTCTAACAAAATCATCCGATAAATTAAAATTGGTTGAATATCCATGTGAATATAACCATCTGGAATCTCCTGAAAGTTTCCATATTAGTCCTGGAAATTCTTCTACCATGTAAGAATTTTTTTTTGTTTGCAAAACTAAACCTCTTGTTTGATCAGAATTAAACAAGACTAGTCCATAAATATTTTCTCCAAAAATTTCTCTGTCAGTATGAAAATTTAATATATCACCTGGCTTATATATTCTTACAATGATATTTAATAAATCTTCATTATAAGATTCTTTTTCTAATCCTAATTGTTTTAATGAATCTATAACTAATTCAGATATAAAATTAATTCTAATATCATTTAATTTAAAAAGTGGATATGGATCAGAACCATTTCTATCAAAATATGGTGTATTGATATAAAATCTATAATTAGTTAGTCTATTTGTATCAATATTTGTGGAATTAGAACAATTATAAAATTCATATGCTATCTTAATTACTTGTTCATATGCTTTTGATATCAATTCTAAATTATTATTCATATACAATTCTAATCCTTTTGGTATTTTTGAATCTTGATTATCTACAGCAAGTTCATATTCTTGTGAAGTTTCTAATTTTCTAATCATTAACTCTTTCAAAGTTGTTTTGCCCTTATATTCAATATTAATTAATGATATTTGTTTTTGATAATCTTTTTTTTTATAATTAGGACAAAATTTTTTCATAGTACGAAAAATTTATAAGTAAAAATATTTAAGTTTTATTAAGAATAGTTTATTTTAATTCATAAATTCAATTTTTTTAGATTATTATGAAAACCTTGAAAACTTAAAATATTATATTAGGAAAAATTAAATTCTTAATCATTTTCTCAATTTTCAGAGGTTATCCCATAGCTTCTGGTATTCCTTACAATCAAAAATACTCTTGAAAAAATTAAAAAAATTTTTATTAGGAAAAATAAAATTAAAAATTATATAAACATTTATAATTATATTATTTATAATAATGTTATTTTTTTGGTTTTTCATTTATTTATTTGTTTTGGCTTATAGTAAAACTGTACCTGTTATTACTGATATAAATGTTCTTTCTTATTTAGGTCATTGGAAACAAATATATCAATCACCAACTAATATTATTTTTCAAGGATATGGTACTTGTATTACAGCTGATTATGGATTACTTGAAAATGGCAATATTGATGTTGTTAACAAACAATTTAATGAAAATAATGAATTAGAACAAATTAGTGGATATGCTTATTATAAAAATATATCTGAACCTGGTAAATTAACTGTTCATCTTGATGGAGTACCTGTTGATTCACCATATTGGATTGTAAAATTAGGTGAAGAAATAAACAATCAATATCAGTATACTATTATTACAACTCCATCTGGAATATCACTATGGGTATTGGTTAGAGATATCAAAATGTTTATGGAATTATATAATCAAGAAGTTATTGATTTTTTAGAAAAATACGAATTTAAATATATCGATGTGAAACAAGATAATTGTTATTAAATAATTATTATATAATAATGAGTAGAACTAATAAAAATATTACAAATAATAAACTTATAAATAAATTTTTCGTAAAAATTTATTTATAAGTTTATATTATTATTAATTTATAATTACTATTATGAATTTTAATTTGCCAGTATAAAAATTAGTATACAGAAAACATTGAATCAATCATCATTTCAATTCGTTTTAAATCGTACCAATTGTATTGACTGACATAAAAAACTCTCGAATCATAATTGATTTTAATTTGTTTTCTTTTTACCTCAAGTTGTAGTCTGTCATGAATCACATTTAATGCAATTCCCGGGATTGAATGAAGACACATTAAGACTAAAATTTGTTTCAATGTTAGATTTTGCCTTTTGCTAATTGCTTCTTCCATATCTTGTGGTAAATCATCCATCTCATTATAAGGGGATTTGAATTTGAAAGATTTGGAATAATTGGGATTGGATTTAGATTTAGATGATTTGGTGACGTGTGAAATTGTTTTAGGTAGTTTGGGATTATTTCTACCATTGGGTCTCTTACGTTTGTGTGAACTAATTACTTTAGAATTTGTAAATTCTAAACTAATGTTATCATCAACTACAATGGAATCAGAATCAATTTTAGAATCGAAATCAATTTTTGAACCAGAGTCATCATCTGACATATCTTCTAACAATTCATAAATATTATTAAAAAACATTTTTAAGGCTTTTTTAGAAATTATTAATTTCCATATATATTTATATTAATTAGTAATGTCAAGTATTTTATTTTTCAATTTTTTATTAATCTTGTTTTCTTAATAAAAAAACTAACACCACCAATATTATTATAATAATCCAGGGTAAACAATCCAATGTGGTTAAACTAAATTTTTCCATTTGTTGAGATTTTGATGATTTAGATGATTTAGATGATTCAGAAATAATTAAACTTTCTTGTTTAATTTGACCATCAATAAATTTCATAATTTCTTCTGAAATATTTTCTAAATTATCCAAATTATTAATTTCTGATTTAACTTTTAAAATAAATTCTTTATTTAAAATAGAATCAGATGATATTTTTTTTTCTTTTTCTTGTTTGTATTTTTCCAATTCATCTAATCTTATTTTTAATCTAACCAATTCATCTAACAAAAATTTATTGAATTCTTCAGAATTATTTTGACTTTGATTATCATTTTGAACATCTGCTTCATTAATTTGTGATTCTACATTATCTAATTGAGATTTATCAACATTTGTTATTGGATAATCTAAATAAGGATATTCAACATAATAATATCCTGAATATGGGTAGGGATATGGATAACCCAAATATGAATAAAATAAATATGGATTATAATACCAATAACCATCAATCCATGAATTATTATCCCAATATCCTTGTCTATATTTCCATCCACGATTCCAATAGTACTTATTTTTCCAATTGTTATATTTTGATGTATAATTTTTATCCCCGTAATCCTTCCATCTTTGGTTTTCAATTTTACCTCTTGTGTTAGCTAATATATCATCATATGTTGCTTGAATATTTGAAGGTAATTCAAGTTTATTTTTATCACGTTTTGTTATATTTCCTGTCAAATCCATTTTTAAATTATTTGATGATTTAATATTTGATGTCATATCTGATGTGATATCAAAGTTAGAATCAGATTTAGAATCAGATTTAGAATCAGATTTAGAATCAGATTTGGAATCAGATTTGGAATCAGATTTGGAATCAGATTTAGTTTTGGTAGTTTTGGATGAATCAAATGAATTTGATATAGCACTTGACACAACCCCACCTGCTAATCCTCCTGCTACCCCACTTGCTATCCCATTTAAACCAATATTATTATTATTAGCATTGGTTTTAGTATTCCCATTAGTTCTTGTTGGCTTGATAGTTTGGATTTTTGGTATTTTATTTATATTTTTATCAAAAGGTATATCAATACGATTATCAATTAAAGGACCTTCTTTAGGTTCAATTCTATATTTATTAACTGGTTGTGTAAATTTTGATTTTGTTATTGATGGATATTGATTTTGTTGTTGTAAAAAACTAGGTTTTTGATTTGAATTGGTTTTTGTTGTAGGAGCTAAACTTCTTGATGGGACAGAACTTCTTGATGGGGATGGACTTCTTGATGGGGATGGACTTCTTGATGGGGATGGACTTCTTGATGGAACTGAACTTCTTGATGGAACTGAACTTCTTGATGGGACTGAACTTCTTGATGGAGATGAACTTCTTGAATTTCCACGTGAACTATTTATATTTGCAAATTCTTCTATATCAAAATTTGAATAATAATCTGATACTGATTCAAAATTACTCGTTAAATCTTCATAATTATTCATCATTTCAATAATATTTGGTTGGATTAAACGATTTTTTTTGCATCCACAATTACTAATATTTGACATTATATTTTATATAATTATATTAGATATATTAAAAAAATACAAATATTAAATTTATTTTTATATTGATTATACTTCTAAATCACTATCATTATTTGATTCAATATCAAAATCTATTTTTTCATTAAAAGTTTCATTTGAATATATTTTAATAATTTTAACGGGATTTATTGATAAATTATATATACGTTTGGTAATGTATTTTATAACTTTTGGATTTACATTAAATATACTTGTACCTAATTTTCCATTTAATTCTGATGAAAAATATATTGTATGATATTTATGTTTTTTAATTAATTCAATAATTTCATTGATAGAATCATCTATGATTTTTTTAACTTCGGGAACAAACATTTGATATCCACCTTTTTCCAATGTCCCAGTTGGAATACCTGCACTTTTGGGTGGAACATTATTAGAATATTTATTAAACATTCTCATTATAGCATTTCCAGCACCTTTTCTATTGGTATCATGAAATTCTTCATTGTCGTTAAAAATAAATAGAGAACCAGAATATTCTTTTTGTTGACTCATCCAAAAAAAATCTCCGTATTCATTTCTTGATGTGAATTTAATTCCGATTATTTGTATATCAAACATTTGATTTATTTTTATATATTTATATAAAGTAATAACTATTATAAATAATAATCAATTTTTTTATATAAATTTAATGACTTTACAAACAAATAAAGTTACTTATATAAAACCATTTCAAATTGAAAATAATATTTTGGAATTGGATAATTTTAGAAAATATAAATACATTAATTGTCAAAATTGTACAATTATAAAAATAAATAATATTTTTGGTGGAAATATTGTTGAAATTAATTGTTCAAATAATCAAATAAAAAATTTTGATGGTTTACCTTTCAAAGTATATAAATTACAATGTTCACATAATAAATTAATAAATCTTGATTGTTTACCAAAAAAATTAAAATACTTGGACTGTTCACATAATAAAAATATTACCCAACTAAATAATTTACCATTTGAATTGGAATATTTAGATTGTAAAAATTGTAACATATCCAATTTAGATTATTTACCTGAAAAATTAAAACATTTAAATTGTTCATATAATAATATTAGAGAATTATTAAATTTACCATTAGGTTTAGAAGTATTGATTTGTTCTGGTTGTGAAATATTAAATTTTTATTATATACCAAAAAATATTAAACGATTTAGTTGTAGTGCAAATTATAAAGCTAATTTTAATTTCAATAATATTAACTTGGAACATTTTGAATGTAATTTTTGTGATATCCATAAAATAATAGATATTTTACCAAAATCAGTTATATCAATAAAATTAAGTAATTTTATTGATAGCAATAAAATAATTGATTTGAATAAATTTGAAGAATTAAAAAATATTGAATTAATATCTGGGGTATTGAATGAAATAATATTTTCCAAAAATATTATTGATATTAAAATAACTAATACTAAATTAAAAAAAATTTATTTTAATAACTCTTTACCAAAAAATATAAATTTTGAAAAAACTATTGTTATTGATGGATTTAGTGAATTATTTCCAGATTCAATTGAAAATTTAATATTAAATTATTCAAAAAACATCAAATTAAACAATATTCCATTAAATCTTATAAAAATTAGTTGTATTAAAACAAATATTACTATTCCAGAAAAATTTAAAAATTAAATAATTTAAAATAAATATATTTTAAATTTTATTTAACAAAATTATTACAATTATTATTCATTTGATTATTCATCTGATTCTTCTTCATCTGATTCAGCTTTCTCTGATTCTTCTTCCTCTTCTTCTTCCTCTGATTCTTCTTCCTCTGATTCTGCTTCTTCTGATTCTGCTTCTTCTGATTCTTCTTCTGACTCTTCCTCTGATTCTGCTTCTTCTGACTCATATTTTTTTCTGTTCATATTTTGAATTTGTTTTTGTGATTCTGGGTCTTCATTCCAATGTTTTATTTCCCAAATATTTAATTTTGATTTTCTGCCAAAACGTTGAGCTCGACCAATTAATTGAGTTTTTATTTTATCATCCACATTATGGAAAAATATTATATCTGTTGTATATTCAATATTTAATCCAACACCAAAATAGGCATTATCAATCAAAAGAATTTTTACATCGGGGTCATCTCTAAAAGAAATTAAAATTCTATCTATTTCTTTTATGTTACCACCATTCAATTCTTCAAATTTAATACCCATATCAATTGAATAATTTTTTAAATAATTGTTTAATCCTCTAAATTCTGAATATATAATTACTTTTTTTCCACAAACTTCTAACACATTATCAAGAATAACAAATTTATTATATTGTGATTTAAATATAAAATTTTGAACATTATTATTTGAATGTACTTTGGTATCTTCCCAAGTATCTTGGGTATGTGTTTTATTACAAGTTAAACATAAAGGCAATTTATTTTTTTTTTTATCATCTGTTTGTTCATTTTTCCCCCATCCCAAATTCCAACAATTTTCACAAACAATATCATTACAAGGAGATTTTTTACAAACTAATTGATTTATATAATCAAAACACTCAATACATAAATTATATTTCAGAGCCAAAAATTTTATTTTTTCTTGTCTTTGGGTATATATTAACTTTTTACGAAGGGTTTTTGCTCTTGTATCAGGAGCTTCAACACGACTTTTTTCTAAATCTTTTAATACGGCATTGGCATCAGTTATCATTTTATTAGAATATATATAAAGATATTTCACAATTTCTTGATTGGTTTTAATTAAATTACCTCCACATTCCTGACGAATATTCGAATAATCTAATCCATTAATATATTTTAAATTTTCTAAATCAACAATATTAGATATCATAAAATCAATATAAAAATCTTTACATACAAATTTTTCAACATTCGGTTTGGGTAATTTTATATTTGAATCTATAAATTCTGATTCACACCAACATTCATTAGTTAATAAATTTGGTAAATATAGTTCATATTTACCTATTTTTGCCCTTAATGAATTTGAATCAAAAACACTTGAAATTGAAGCACTAATAAACCACGTCATTTGGGAATTAATTGAATTTGTTAATATATTTTTCATACTATCTGCTTCATCAAAAAATATTCTTCTCACATATAGACCCAAAGAATTTATTGTTCCAGCAAATATATCATACATTAATGGTGTTGTAATTATAATATCATTATTGTATAATATTGAACTATTAGTATATAATTGATTTATTTCATTATATTCAATTAAACATACATATTTTAATAATTTTCCTAAAAAAATGTCTATTGCTCCAACCCATTGGGTATAAATATTATGTGGTACCACTATAATATTTGCACCTTTTGAATTAAAAAATTTTATTGAATAATAAATCATTGCTAATATTACAAATGTTTTACCAGAACCTGGTTTATCACTCATTATTCCAAATGGCATTTGGGATTTTGATGCTTTATCATCTAATTCTAATACCCTATATAACAAAGCTTCTTGATGTGATTTTAATTTTAATTTAAATGGATTATCTACTGTATGTAATTTTTTGGAATCTTTATTTAATCCACATACCCTTCTTAAATTTCCAACAAACATATTATTTTGAGCTTGATTATTCGTTATTTGATTATTTGTCATTTGATTATTATTTAGTTGTTTTGATAACATTGAAACTTGATTCATTAAATTTGCCATATTACCCATATTGTTCATATTGTTCATATTACCTATATTTGCCATATTACCCATATTGTTCATATTGTTCATATTACCTATATTTGCCATATTACCCATATTTGCCATATTACCTATATTTGCCATATTACCTATATTTGCCATATTACCTATATTTGCCATATTACCCATATTGTTCATATTACCCATATTATTCATATTACCCATATTGTTTATTTGATTTGAATATGGATTTAAATTATTTGGGTCATATCTTAAATTATTTGAATTCATTTGATTATTTTATATAATATAATAATAAACATAACTATAAAATCTTTTATTTTTATTTTACAAAAATATTTTATAAATCACATTTGTAAAATAAATTCACAAACTCTATCCAATTCATTTGAAAATGCTTGTGTGTATGCAAAGTCCTTATCAATTTCAAATATACCTCTGTCATATAGAGCCAATTCTTTTATCCAATCTTCATTTGCAAGAAATTGTGAAGTAACACCTAAATTAATTTTATTTTGAATAATTAAATTGTGTAATTCTAATAAACTTTTTCTTTTATCAAAATTAGTTGAAAATGATAAAATATCAATTGAAGTTTTTTCCGCATAATAAGGATTTATATCAGTATTGTAACATGCTTTGGCAAATATATTTTCAAATATTTCTTTTTTATTTGGATATAAATCCATATTTTCCAATTTATTTGATTCTAATAAAGCACCCATACATATATAACTATGTTCTTCTGCTGCTTTTTCAAGCAATTGGTAATCTATCTCAATATTTATTTGTTTTATAAATTTACACACAAATGCTTCAGTATAAGGAGTGTTTAAACTTAACAATAAATGAAGCATATTTGGAAATGTTTTGTTTAATTTTTGCACAAAAATTGGTTTTGTATAATTATAATCATAACCTAAGCAAAATATAAATAAGTTATAACAAATCCTGCTATTCAAACAACAAAAATCACATTTATTTAAATTTTCAGTTACATATTCAGTAAATATATTATATCCTTTTTTACTTATAAAATTAGGTTTTAATTTGTCAATTAGAATCATTTTGGGAATTAAATAATGTATTGGACTTTGTTCTTTTCTACAAGCAATAAATATTGCTGAATCTTGAGAATTATTTACCAATTCGATTCCAATATCTCTATCAGAATGTAAAATTGCTTCATCTAAAATTGATTCAACAATATAACTTATATTATTTTCAATCCGCATCGTAAAGGTGTATATCCTTGAGAATTTTGATAACCCAAATCATAATCTGTGTATTTTATTAAACTTTCAACGGATTTTTTTAAATTATATTGAATTAAAAACATCAAAAGATTCGAATTGTCAAATGGTAAATCAAATTTAAATGTTTTTATGATATTATCCATTTTTTTATAATTTGATTTTTGAATTGATAATATTTTGGCTATTATTTTATCTATCATATTTATATTTAATTTTGAAGTTACGATATCAAAAATAATATCAAAAATACTTTTTCCACTGTTATTTTTATGTTCCAAATTAAACATATTTGTTTGAATTAATTCTAAAATATATGACAAAATAAAATTTTCAATATTAGGATTAAATATTTTAATTAAGATTGAACCTAAAATTGTATCCCCGTTTTCATTTATTTTTTTAGAATCAAATGACTTTTCAAAACAAATTATTTTTCCTAATCTTTTTTTATTTTGATTTGTTTTTTTATCATCTAAACAATTTTTATAATCTTTTATACAATCAAATAAATATTTGGTATTTATTTCAATTTGTCTTGCTTGACTTGATTGACTCACTTGACCTATTTGACCTATTTGAACCATTTGAAATAATAATATCCTAATTATTTATAATATTATTTCAATTTTTAATTATGGTTAAAACAATTATTTTGATTAGATAAATAAACTAAAAATTTTATTTTACTTTAAAAAATATAAAAATATTATATTATATTATAATAAATGAATTTATTGTTAATTTTATTAATATTGATTGGAATTTATCTTTCAATTTATTTATACAATAGATATTATAATTATTCAATTAAAGATGCAGGAAATGTACAAATAAAAAATGACCAAATACAAATTCCCAAAATAAATTATGATTCCGTAACTACTCAAGAAAATAATTGCAAATACTCTGATAAATTAATTAAAAAATATATTCAACTAAATGAACAAGCTAACCAGGCTAACCAAACTAACCAATCTAACCAATCTAACCAGGCTAATAAATTAGAAGATAAATCACCAACTTTAAATAATCTTCATGATGAACTCACCAACCTAGTTAAAAAATCTAATTCTAATATAAACTTGACACATATTGATAATGATTCATCAGAATATGTTGATGGATTAATGAAAAACGTTAATCTTGATGTAAAACCTCCTATAACTGATAACCCAAATTGTACAGATGGGACAAATAAAATAGAAAAACAATCGACAAATAAAAATCAATCATCCAATAAAAAAAATGTAATTGACTGGTATCTAACAGTAAATTCTGAATGTGATAATTTTGATTTGGTTGGAACAAATTTACCTATAATTAAAAAATCTCAATTAGATTTATTAGATTCATCTAATTTGGTTGCGACAATAACTGACCAAAATAATGAATAATTTGTAAGTGGGTGTAATATAATTAAGTTTATCCGGTGATATATTATAAAAAAATTGATATTTTTATAATATTAATGAATTTATTAAATAAAATAATTTGAATGAATGAACCAAATGAATATAGAATATAATATCCAAAATAAAAATGATAGTATTTGTTTTATTTGTTTAGATAAAATAGATTATTATATAAAGTTAAATTGTGAATGTCACAATTATTTACATCAAGATTGTATTAAAAATGTATTTATAAAAAAATGTTATATTTGTAACAAAGAAACAAAACTTAAAAAATCAATATCAACAAATAATTATGAAATATCATTTATTGATGTTGATTTTATAACAAATATGATTGATATTATAAAAATAAAATGTATTTTAGATATCACATATGCTTTTTTAGTAAAAAATCCTAGTTTTTTAACATTTGTAATTTATATTGGGATTATAATGATTTTTACTTTTATGGTAATATTTCCATTAGCAATTTTATCTTCATTATTAATTTTTATGAAATATTTAAAAAATAACAATTACATTAAAAAATTATCATTATTTATTTTGAAAAGTTGTGTATGTTTATTTTTAACAGTTATTATTTTACCTTATCTTACATAATATTATAAGTATTATTACATGAACAAAAATTTTAATATTACATAAACTTTTTATATGTATTCAATTTATATATAGTTTATTTATGAATAAAGATAAAATTAAAATAAATAATTATAAGGTTTTTTTAGATATTGATTTGACAAAATTACTTTATAGGGGTATAGTATTAATATCATTTAACACATTAGAAGAAATAAATTTAATAGAAATTAATTCTGAAGATTTTACGATTAATTCTTTGAAAATAAATGAAAATAATTTCCCATGGGAATCGAATGATATTAAGGATATTTTAACAATAAAAAATGAATCAGGATTCAAACCAAATACAAATTATTTAATTGAAATTAATTTTGATTGGAAAAAAATATCTGCAGAAACTGATGGATTTTATTATACACAAAAAAATAATAAAATATTATGTACAACACATTTGGAACCTATTAGTGCTAGAAAATTTATACCTTGTTTTGATTATCCAAATCTTAAAGCAAATTTTACACTTGTCGTAAAAATTGACTCCAAATATAATTGTTTATCAAATACATCAATTAAAAAAGTTAACCAAGATAAAACAACCAATCACAAAATTATATATTTTAATACAACTCCTTTAATGTCAACATATTTATTATGTTTGGTATGTGGGGAAATTAAACCTGTATTAAGTGAACCTATAAAATCAAAAAGTGGTATATTAGTCAATGGTTATTCTATTCAAGATGATATAAAATATATGGGTTGGTCTGTTAAAAAAACTGTTGAAGCATTGGATTATTTTGAATCGTGGTTTGGTATTAAATACTCTCTTGATAAATTAGATATAGTATCTGTACCAAATTTTTCATCAGGAGCAATCGAAAATTGGGGAATAATAACTTTTAGAGAAGAATACATATTATCATATAATCAAAATAACTATTTGTCAAAAATTAAAATACTTGAAGTTATTTATCATGAAGTTGCACATCAATGGTTTGGAAACTTAGTTACTCTTAGCAATTGGGGAGATTTATGGTTAAATGAAGCTACTGCAACTTATTTTTCATGGATGGCTCTATTGTCATTATATGATAAATATAATTCAAAGGAATTTTATTGGCTTTTGGAATCAAAAAGTGTATATTTAATTGATGCATATACTAATACACATCCAATTATAATGGATGATATTCAAGAATTAAATCCAAGTGAATTATTTGATGAAATAACGTATTCTAAAGGTAATATGATTATAAATTATGTAGCAAATTTATTAGGATTAAAAAGTTTTAGAATGGCTATTAATAAATACCTAAATGAATATTTATTTTCAAATCCCTTATCTGGTGATAAATTATTTGAATATTTTAATGAATATTCACCAAATAAAAATATTGATTATGTGGATTTAATGAAAAAATTAACAATTACTAAAGGATACCCAATTTTATATGTCGGATACAATGATTCTAAATTTGATATTACATATAAAACATTTAACTTGAATAAAAATTTAGTGTCAGAATATCCCGTAAATTTATTTTTAAAAATAAAAAATAACGAACAAATTGATATTATTGATTTGGATTTTAATAAATCAAATAAATATAAACCATCTCAATCCCAATCTGCTTGTATATTTAATCCCAATAATGAATTATTCTGCATTTGTTATTATGATAATTTTCAACCAAATATTAAATTAATGAATCAAGTTGAATTGATTAAATATTCACACGATGAATATATTTTAGGATTATATGGATATACTAATATCAATAAATATTTAAATTCAATTAAAAATATTTTTGAATCAATTGATATTAATACTAATACTCTTCTTTATAATAGTATTTTATCTGATATAATAAATTTAATGAATATTTTTAATTATTTAAATTTAGATAATACAAAAATAATTAAGTTTATAAACACAAATTTAAATAACAATATAATAAATTTATGTTGGGATACAATATCAACATCTAATAATTTTTCTGAATTTATTTTAGATAATATTCTTATTCTTGAAACAATTAAATTAAAGAACAATAATTTAATAGAAATGGTTAAAAAAATATATGATTATCAAAATAATTTAATATTGGATTCACCAAATTATTATAATAATTACTATTTATCAAAAACGATTTTTAGTGTTATTATAAAATATTATCAAGATAGCGAAATAGATAACATATTAAATATTTTAACTACTTGTAATAATGCATTAATTATTGACACTATAATTGGATGTTTTTCCCTATTGAATGATAAAAATTTTGACATTATTTTTAAAAAATATCATAATTTAATTAAATCACAAGATTATTCTTTATTTTTTAATTCAATAAGTAAAGTAATTTCTAAACAGGAATTTATAATTGATTATTGGATTTGTTATAATAGTAAAATTTCAACAATTAATGAAATTACTTTTAAAATTTTATTGAATATTTCTAAAAATATTTATAATTTAAAACTAATAAATAAATTATTAAATTATCTTGAAAAAAATATAAACAATAATAATAAATTAATAGTAAATAAAATTAAGGATATATTGACAACAAATAAAATTGTTTCATTAAATATTCAACATTATTTATTGTGAATTAACAACTTCTGATAAATATTCATTAATTTCATTTAAATATCCACCACCAACAAATTTTTTTGTAAAAGAACCATTTTTAGAAATTAAAAATGTTGGAACAGATTGAATTTCTATATCATAATAATTTTTATTTTCAATAATTTCATTATCTGAATCAATATCTAATTCAATAAATTTAACCCCATCAATATTTGAAAATTTTGATTTTAAATTATGATATGATTCTAAAAATTTTTTATTGGTACAAGGTTTACACCAACTGGCACTTATTTTAATTACAACCAATAAATTTTTTTTTATCACAAATGCTAAATCTTTTGAACTATTAATTTTTTCTGATTCTAATTCTTTATCCATTTGATAGTATATATGTATATTATTCTTAAATATTTATATTATTTTTATAATTCAATATTTTTATTTTTTGAATAAATTAATCCAAACAAAATTAAAACCAATAATATAAAAATAACAAATTCTGTTGTATTACATCCATTACAATTAGATTTGGAATCAAAATTTTCTATCATATATGCTTGTGGATAAGCATCTGGTACACAACGATTACCTCCTGCTGCTCCAGCTCCACATATATATCTTGGAGTATATAAAAGTGGATTAATTTGATTACAAGTTCCATCGCTCACACCACTCGCACGCATATTAGAATTAATTCCATATAACATTTGATTTGTAATTGGGTCATATACTGTATTTTGTTCACGAGCATATTTATTTATGTCTTTACAAGAATCATTATAATATCTTGTATCTCCTTTTGAATTAATGTTTCTTCTATATTGTTTTTCTCTTATACCAATATCAGGAATCATATAGTCAGTATTCATAAGTTTAATTGGATTATATATTAAATCTTCAAAATAATTTTTCAAATAAATTAAATTTACATTTTTGGTAAATTTAATTTACTCATCTATATTTTTGATTCCAATAAATAATATAATATCAATAAATAATTTTTTATTTCCATGAATTTGAACAGATTTTTTAATGAATTTATAGTTCCATTTACTAATTTTTTTTTTAAACTTACTTGATTTTGTTAAATTTTTTAAACAATAAAATAAAATTTTATTTTTAATTGTATATTTTGTCAAAATCAATTTATTTGAATTATGTTGTTCTAATTCACTTTTATTTTTTAATTCAATATCATATCCTATCCAATATTTAGTAAAATCTTTATCTAAATATACTTTTGTTTCGGTAAAATCTCTATAAATAAATCCAAATTTAATTGGATTTAAAATATTTGTATGGGTTATTTTTTCAAAATTTTCTTTTAACTTATCTATTTGAACCACATATACATTTTGTTCATGATTCCATCCTCTTATTGATTCTTTGAAAATATACTCTACCAATTCTGAAATTTTTTTAATTGAATTATCTAATGTTTTTTTATTTATTATTTCATTTGTATTGATATAATTTTCTAATTGATAACCTTGAACTTTTTTATCATTATTATTATTATTTTTTACGATTATTTTATTATAAATATTTTCTAATTTATTTTTAATTTCACTTGATTCATTTTTATTATTCATTGAATATTTTTCACTTACCATAAATAAATTTTCAAATTCTGATTTTATGGATTTATTCATTTTAGATACTTTATTATTTGTTTTTGATATTTCTACATCAAATGTATTATTATTCAAATTATTTATATTTTTATTGCTTCCAATAAAAAAATCATCTTCTAACAAACTTAATTCATCCCCATTTGTACTATCTTTATTTTTATTATTTTTATTTTTTTCACGAGATGAATATTTTGAATTTAAAGATATTTTATCTTGAATTTTTTCATTTATAGATGATTTTTTACTATTTGAATTTGTATTATTTATGAGATTTTGTTGTGTATTTATTTGATGTTCTTGAGATTCTGATTCAGAAGAATATCCTGATGAAATTTCACAAGAACAATTTTCTTTATTTTGATAAGTAATATTTGGTTTATTATTATTATTATTATTATTATTATTTGAATATTGATTGATTTGTTTCATAAATTCCATTTTCTCAGTATTTTCTATAATCCTTACAAAATTATTGAATTTTTCTTTAAATTCTAAATTCATTTGATTTTTGTTATATATATAATTATGGTATTTTTAAATTAAATCCTTTTGAATATTATTATATAATCTATTATTAGATAATTACTTAATTAAATATCCCATAATGAATATTGACAATAAACAAACAAATATAAAAAAAATAGTTAATTTTATAAACTCAACACAAGAGTCAATAGTAATGGATGATTCAAGAATTATTTTAATAAATGGTTGTGCCGGAAGTAGAAAAACAGATACTTTAATTAAAAAAGGTATAAATTATATTGTATCTCATAATAAAAATATTTTATTTTTAACTTTTGTTTCTAGTGTTTCTAATGAAATTAAAAATAGAATAGAAGAAACTTTAAATATTCAAATACCTAAAATAGGTTCAAGTAATCATTTTTTATGTGATTACAATTTAAATTATATCGAAATAGCAAATATAGATGCTTGGATACATAAACAAATTAATTGGATTGAATCAAATATAATTGTAAATAATGAAATTAAAACAAATTCTGAAGAATTTAATAAATATATTGAATCAAAAATTTCGGAGTTTAAGGGTAAAAAAGCTCCAATCAATTTTAGTTCCCGAGTATTACTACTAAAAAATTATACAGATATATATAAATTTTATGATGTGGTTCTTAAAAATGATAAATTTACTGATGTTATTTTAATTGACGAATTTCAAGATACTGATATTGATAAAGTTGAACTTATTATTATGTTAGTAAAAAATAATCCCAAATTATATTGTGTCGTTGCTGGTGATATTTTACAAACAATATTTATTAATAATATCGGATGTAAAAATTTTACAAATCCAATAAATTTTTTTAAAAATAAATTAGAAACAAAATATTATGAAATAAATACTTGTTTTAGATGTCCTACCCCCCATATAAATTTTGTTAATTATTTACTTGGGGAAAAATATAACAAATATGGTTTAGATTTAATGGTTTCACAAAATCAAAATCAGTCAAATAAACCCGTTTTATTTGGACATGATTGTATTAGTAAAAATGATACTTCTCATAAATTAGCTCAAAGTATCTCTAATACTATTATTAAAATTATACAATTGGATAAAGAAATTAAACCTGATGATATCGCGATTATTATGAAAAAATCAAACTCTAATTATGTTTTTGAACATATTAAAAATATATTACCAAAATTATATAAAAAATATAATATTCAACATAATCTTAATATTCAAATGGAAAATATTCAAACAGAAAATATTAATTCGCAATTGGTACATTTTGAAACTTCTGGAGATGGATATTCAAATTCAATAAATTGGGATAAAGCTAAAAATAAAACTGTACTTATTTCTATACATGGGGATAAAGGTAAAGGTCATAAAGTAGTATTTTTTTTAGGTCTATCAAAAAAATCTATACCTTCTGATTATAATATTGGAAGAGATTTTGAACTTGTTGATATATCATTATTAAATGTTGCTTTAACAAGAAGTCTAAAATATTTATTTATTGGATTTACTTTTGTTTCCCCATCTGTTTATTTAAGTAATAAACATTTAGAATTTGATAAATATTGTTATCTTGCTTGGGATAAAGATATATACGCCAAATTGGAAAAACAAGATTTAAATGTTTATTCAGAAAGTATAAAAGAATTAAATAAATATTGGTTTGATTCTTTAAAATCAAATTTAAAAAATCCAAATTTTATAATTGGGGATAATATTGATGCATATTCAAAATTACCAATTAAATTAAATATTAATGTTAGTCAAGACATTTCAAAAGATATGGTTGGATTTATTGAACAAATTATTCCAAATATTATAATTGAGGAAGATTGTGTGGATTTGTATGAACCTGTTAATTTAAATGGAATTCCAGAATCTTTTTATAAAATATTTGGGTTTGTTGGAGAATTATTATTAATGAGATTAAATATGATTGAGGAAAAAAATTTTGGAGTATTTGGATGGATTTTAGGATTGGATATTTACTATACTGATTTTGATTCTTTTTTAAATATTATTTATGATTATAAACTTAATAACTATATTAATGATTTGGGTTGTTGGAAAGATAAGGTAATAGAAATACAATTTGAATCAATTTTAAATGATAAAAATGAAGATATTATGGATTTGATGTTAGAATTGGAGTTATCCACTAAACCAAAATTTATATTAAATCAATTTTATAAAAAATATAATATTGAACAATTTATTATTGAATTTTGTTCTGATATTTCTAATAAGGACTTTTGTTTTGCACAACCAGACAACATTAACAAAATAATTATAATTGCTATGATTTTATCCGAATTTAATTGTGAAATTAGAAGAGATTTTATTTATTCGGTAGTTGAATCGGTATTAAAATTTTCTGAATTGGGTAAAATTATTAACCAAATTATATCAAATGTTCAATATGTATGGGATAATCTGATTAAATCTAATAAAATAAATTTAATTCAATTTCAAAAAAATATTTCAATCGAAAAAAAAATAAAAAACAAAAATATATTAAAATATTATGGTTTTAACTATAAGACTGATAAATCAATATATAAAAATGGATTAAAAATTGGTATTGGGGGTATATGTGATTTAATTGTGTCAGATGAATCTGGTAATAATACCAATCTATTTGAACTTAAAACAGGATTAAAAACCTCATTTTCTAATGAGTGGGTTTTACAAATTATTGTTTATAATATATTAATTGGAATTGTTGACCAAACTAAAATCCAATCCAATTGGATAATTAATTTATTTGATGGTTCTATTTATAAAATTAATTTTAAATCAGATATCCAAATTATTAAAAATATTTTAAAATTGTATGATTTTGATGATTATTTAATTAATCATATTTTAACGAATTCCTAATTCATCTTTTGTATGAGTAAAAAGTAGTCTTAATGCTAAACCATGACATCTATATTTTTTTAATTGATATGAAATATCTTTACCATTTCTATCAATCAATTGGGGTAATGTATCTAAATTTTCTAGTTTTTTTCCCATTTCATTTAATATTTTATTTTTTAATGTATTATTATATTGAGATAATATAGCACTATTTTCATTTATAAATTTATCTAAACATTCTTTTAAATTTGATGGGTCTGTTGGATTTTGTTGCTCTATAGTATAATTATATTTTGATGGAACTATAAATGTTGAATTTATACTATCATATTTTATATGTGGTTCTGTTGATTGGGTTAAAGGTTTGGTTAAAGGTTTGGTTGAACTTTTAGTACTAATTGGTAATGTAGGAGCTATTTGTTTTTGAGAACTTGCTGATACTTTTTGTACTGGAGTTTTTAATGTATCAATTATTTCTTCAAATAATTCTGTCAATTCCCTATGATAACATTGTTGTCTTTTTAATTTGGAAAATTTATCTGGTAATTCTTGATAATTAATTAATTTATTACCCATAATATTTATTGCTTGAATAATTTTTTCTAGTGAATATTTTTTTAACATTTCTCTTTTAAAATAATCTCTAATATTAAGATATGAATCAAGACATTCATATATATTTGATGGACTTGATGGGTCCCTTAGATCTTTATTAATATAATAGTCTCTATATTTTTCTGGTATAATAAATTGTTTTAATTCCTTATTGTACTCTATACTTTCTTCAAGTGTACCATGTGATATTTTTTGTTCAGGAATAGGTTGTATCTTATTTTCAATTGTAAAATGATTTATTAATTTTGTTATATCTTCATTTTCTGGACAACGTTTCATTTCAATTAAATCATATACATTGATTATAATTGTTGTTTGTTGTCCTCTAAATTTATATGGGATATTTATATTGTCATATGACATAAATAAATTAATTATTTCGTATTCAATAATTTCATTATCTAAATCTGAATATTTACCTCGTAAATTTTTTTCATAAAATCTTGTTTGATAATATTCATCTAAACATTTTTTAATATATAAATATCTTTCAATATCTTCAAAAAATATTGTATCAAATCTATTTTTATTTTCAAATTCTGATTTTAATTCTTCTACACTTTTTTTAGAGTACATTTCACCAATAAAATTTATGGCATCTTGAATAAATATTTCTTTTTTTAATTTAAAAGTTGATAAAGATGAATATCTAAAAAAATTTAAAATTAAAATTCCTAAATTTATATATTTATCTATCCATACTTTAAAAAATTTTTGTTCAATTTTTATTTCGTCAAAACTATAATCTTGATAAACAATATCTCTCATTATTATACACAATAAATTATTTGTAAAATCTTGACAAAATGAATCTTTGCTAAATGAAATTAATCTATCTTCATAAAAAACAATTAATTCATTAATATTTTTTTGAATTTGACCTGGATAATAATAATTTAATATTGTTTCTATTTCCTGACAATTTTCTAAATAATATTTAATTGTTTCAAATAATGAATTTCCATTAATTTTATCGGTTTTAACATCTATTGTGATATTTGTGCCATTAATTTGAATTTTAGATTGTAATGATTTTTTAACTTGTTTTTCCAAATCTTTTGATATTTTGTTTAATGGAACTTGAGTTTGGGATTGGGGTTGGGGTTGGAGTTCTTGTTTTTTTTCCTTAATTCTATAGAAATTTTTAAAATATGAAAATAATTGAAGTAAATTATATTCGGTAGCATTAGTGTAAATATTAAACTTTATACTTTTATCAACCATTTTTCCAGTTTTATCACGATATTTATTTTCAATATTAATTTCTGGATTAGTTAACATTAGTTCAATCATTTTATCAATAATCTTGTGATTATCTTCTTCAGTATATTGTGCTAAAATTTTTTCAAATTTTCCTTCTGGTTTATTTTGAATGATTTTATTAATTAATTCATCCATAATATAATAATATCTTTTAACATCACCATAAATTGTTTCATAAATATTTTTATCTTGGGTTAATTTAACTGTTTCTTCAGGTTTTGAATAAATTATAAATAAAAGGTTAAAACATTCTTGTAAGTAATCTTGGTCTAATCGAACTAATTCTTTATTATATTTGGTTAAAAAATAATCAATTATTATTTTCATATTGATATATTCATTAATTTTAATTTTGTCAAATTCATCAGTTTTAATTACAATTCCATCTGGTTTTATTATTGTGGAATTTAATTGATATACTAATTCTTTTGTAAAAATTGAACAAAAAGTTTTATCTTTAGCAGGATCTTGAATTGGAATTATTCCAATCTCTTGAATCATTGTGTGAATTCCTAATTCAATATCTGTTTCTGTAAAATAATTTATCAATTCATTTATTTCTACACATTTCTCTAAATAATACACAACTTTATCATATTCACTTTTTAAATTTTCTTCATTCAAATATATTTGTTTATCTGTACCATTTATTTTAATTGATTTTGGTTTTTTAAATTCTGCTACTACAAATTCTACAAGACTATTTAAAACTTCTTCTGAACTTGGATTAATTTTGTCTTCTTCCAAATAATTGTTCATTATTTCATTCAAACCATTATTAACAAATAAAGTAAATTCTTGGATAAATTTTTCATGATTATAATTTTCTTTTATTAAATTATTATCACTATATTTATCTTTATACTCTAATATTATATCCATTAAATGTTCTATAAATTCTTGTTGATTATATTTGAATGCAATTATAGTTATTATATTTTCTCCTAATGTACTATCTTTTTGATCAAGTTTATTAGGTATAAAATATTTATAAGATAAATTTATTTCTATTGTTCCTTTACTATAAAAATCTACTTTGATACAAATATCATTTCTGTTTAATTCTTTAATGATATTTTCCTGAACGATTTCAGAAATAGTTTTTTCATCACAATAAAATTCTTTTGGATTTTTATCAAAATCATTTTGTCTATAGGTAATCATTTTATTTAATTCAATTTCAGAATAATATTTAAATTTATCTAAATCTTTGGTTTCGGTTCCTTTTATATTTTTAATTCTAAAATTTTCTGGATATTTTTTATATACATCAATCTTTCTAATTATCTTAACTAAATCAAAAAAATGATTGTTATATATTATATTGATAATTTTATCAAAACATTTTTTCACAATCAAACTAAATCTTCCATCAATGTTTATATTAAAATTATCTATTTTTGGAAATGTAATTTTCCCAATAGTTTCTTTTTCAGTGTCATGATTATCAATAATTTCTTCTTCTGTGTCATGATTATCAATAATTTCAATTATATTTGATTTATATTTTTCCATTGCGGGTATACTTAATTCATAATTTGGTATATTTTTGCAAGTGCGTAAATTTAAATTAAAACTTCTAAATGGAATTTTATCATTTTTCATCTCACTTAATAATCTTATTTTATGTTCTAAATATGATAGTAATTCATCGTTATCATTAGTATTATTTTTTTTAATTTCGTCTGCTAAACATGAAAATAAATTATTGTAAAGTTCATTAATTATATCTATATCATACAAATTAATACTTTTTTCAACATATATTTTTTCATATTGAAATTTAATAAATGATTCTATCCCATCTAAAAAAATTTCATTTATATCTTCTAATCTAAGACTTTCATATACATGATTTATTATTTTTGAATTAACTAAAGTAATAATTAAATTTTTAAATAATTCAATATCTTCTTGACATTCATATTCTAATGGAAAAGATAATTTGTCTCTATTATAAAAATCTATAATGTTAGAAAAATAGTTATTACAATAAATAAGAAATGGTGACCCCCATTTAATTTCCAATATACATTTGGTATTTAATTCATTTAGTTTTTGAACATATTTTAAATAACTAAATAAATGTTGTTTTAATTTAGATATTTTTAAAATACAATTTTTTTTGTCATCAGAATATTCTTTGTAAATATGTTCTAATTTTATACTTTGTTGTTCTGACATTAAACAATATAAAAATAAATATCTAAAATTGCTTGGGTCGTCATTATCATTATTTGTAATTGATTTATTTGACATAAAATTTTGTACACAATGAGATAAAGATTCAGTTTTATCTTCTAAATAATTATAATATAAGTCATCATAATAATACTTTATAAAATTGTTAAAATATATTAATAATTGTTCCCATTTCAAATAAAATAAACGTTGATAGTCTTTTTGATTATTTTGTTGTATTTGTCCTCTTATAAAATTTTCTGAAGATTTTTTATGAGGCTCAAAGAGTTCTTTATTTTTTTGTGATTCATAATATTCATTTAGTTTTTTATAATCATTACTTGTTAAATCTTCAGTTTTAATTTTTTCTTTTCCATTTATTGTTTCTTTTACTTTTTCATTTAGAAATAATTTACAAAATGTTTTATAAATCCAATTTATTATAAAATTAAAATCATTTTGTATGTTTATTTTTTCTGAAATACTGTAGTTATACAAAAATCCATAATCACTCAAAGATAATACATTTGATTTAAAATCATCATCGTATAATTTTTTATTATACTTTCCCTTTCTTTTATCAGGAATTATAACTATTTTAGTAGTTGTTTTATCTTCTTCATCCTTTTTGTTTGATTGTGTTATTACTTTAAAATTAAATTTATCACTATATACCAAATCTTTTAATAATTTTTGTTCATATATTTTTGTTGGTTTGTATTTATCTAATATATTATAGGTTGGTCTAATTAATGAAGACATTAAATTAAAAGTAAATTTTCTTTTATTTATTTCAAGTGAATTATCTATTCTTAAACCATATTTTAAACAATCTCCCATATATTCATTAAGTTTATTACTATTTTTTTTAACTAAATCTTTGTATTCTACCATATTCCTTGATTTATCAATTATTTCCGTATGAAAATCTAAATCGTCTGAAATTAATTTTAAATATTCTCCTAATAAAAATGTAAACATTTCTGGATAATATTCATCATTTGTAATAAATTCCCTATTAAATTTTATTGAACTTAAAAAAATATTAACTAATTCTCCAAAAAAATTTTGTACTTGAATATTTCCTATTATATTTACTGGAATTTTTAATACAATTGTGTAAAACTTATTTTCTTGAAGATAAATTTTATAAGTTAAATATAATTGTTTATTGTTAATTTGTTCTGAATTTAATATTTCTCCATTAAAAGGTTCTATTGGAATATATTTTTTAATTGGAATTATAATTTGACTATTTATATTAATGTCACTTACTCCTTTATGTGATATTGATTCTGTATCTTCCAAATCATTTTCAGAATAATCTCCCCAAATTATATCTTTAACATCTCCCCAAAATTGTGTATCTTTTTTACTATCTTTTACAGTATCTTTTACACTATCTTTTTCAGTTCTTTCCATAATATCACTTTGTACATCAGAACCAATATCATCGATATCATCTATATCATCGATATCATTAACACATAATTTATACAATGCGACAACAGGAATAAATTTAATCTTATTTAAATTTCGAATAAGTTCTGTATTTGAATTTTTTATCAAATCAATATCATCTAATTCAAATGGATTATTTCCATTATCATCAAACACCAAACATTTATAATGAATTCCCTTATGTATGGCAACCGATTTTAAAATGTATTTTCTTCCATTATGTTTTATTTTTTTAATATCAGAATAACTCGTTGGGGTAACAAAATTCAAAATAAAATATTCTGTATTTTCCGTTATTATATTTTGTTCTATTTTTTGTCCATTGGTATCAGGGTCTAATCCCAAATCTCTACATCTGTCTATATCATAATTTACTATTTCTGGTTCAAAAATTTTTTTAAAATCAACTGAATTAATACCTTCTAATATTGGATATATTGTTTTTTTAATTTCTGGACGTGGATTTAATTCACTATTACATTTGGTATCGATTATGTTAGTTATTTTAATTTTATTTAATAATTCTTCATTATATAATATTTCTTCTGAATTTAAAATAATTCTTACTAATCTATCTGCAGCTTCAATATCACCAAATTCAACATCTCTAAAATTTGGAGCTATAAATGCAATAAAAATTCTTAGATAAACATCCTCAATTATAATTGGTTCCATAATTTCTGGATTGGCAAATTTTTCAAATAATTCTTTTATTGCTAAAAAACCATCATGAACTCCTTCATAATCAAATATAAATTTTCTAAATGGTATTATTGTCCATAATAACCACATTGAAACTGAAAAATAACAAGAGTTTTTATACCATTTTATTTTTTTATAATCATTAATTGGTGTTTCATTTATAGTTTGTTCAGGTATATATTCATCAGTTAATCCTGCAAATCTATTACTTGATTTTATTTGACTCATCAAATTTTATATAAATGTATATTATATAAAAAAATTTTATTTTATTTATAATTTTATAATAATATGATACTATATTTAATATTAATTGTACTATTTAAATTAATAATAAACAAATATTTCACACATATAACAGATAATCATTCATTATTTAGATCATTTTTTTGTTTTTTTATATCTACATTATCATTATTTAATTCAGTTCTTAATTGGAATAATTTAATTACTAATCCAATCGGTTATACTTATTTATCCACAATTATTAATAAATTAATGTTTTCATATATGTTAGTTGATACAACATATTTTTTATTTAGTAATAATATTCGAGTTGAATTAATTTTTCATCATATTATATGTATTATACTTTATGGGTTATTTTACAATAAAATAATTTTATCATTTGGTGCTTGTGCTGAAATACTAAGTGCTTTTAATTGGATTGGAATTTTATATCCAAATATTGAATGGGTAAATAAATTATTTAGATTATATGCTATAGTTTTTATAAGATTATTTATATGGACGTATAGTATGATTTTTATGTTAAAATATACTTATTATAATTATTTGGCAATTTTATTTTCTGTTATTTTTATTTGTTTAGATTGCTACTGGGTTTCAATAATTTTAAAAAATTACTATAAACATAAATCATTTATTAAAAAAAAATTATTTCACATGCCAGTAAAACTATTAAAAATAAATTTACTAAATTTACTAAAAATTAAAGCTTAATATTTTTTTATTATTTATGTATTACCATAACACATCCATTTATAACAATATATTGAGGTTGGGCATATTTTACCTGAGTGATAAATTGAACTGGAACCGGAACTGGAACTTGAATTTGTTGTATCATATTGCCTCCAATTAATGGATAACTTTTATGTTTACCACTGGCAAAAATCTTTTTGGCTTTTTCTTCAGTTTTAATTTTATCAATTGCTCTATCTAATCTATCAATATCTTTATCTAATTTTTTGACTAGTTTAATATGGTCCAAATCATTATTCGAATGATTCGAATGATTCGATTGCCAATTTTTAAAGTATTTATTTGATGATGAAGACATCTGGAATATGTTTTATATTTGTATTTATAAATTGAATTTATATCAATAATATTAATTGAAATGAAATATTATCAATAAATTCATTTTTCAATTTTTTTTTTATAAATTCAAACCATTTAATATTTTTATAAATATATATAATATTAATTAAGCGTTATAATAAATGGATAATAATATTTGTTTTAAACAAAAATATAATTGTACACAAAATATATTAGATGAATTGGGAAATATATTTGAATCAACTGATTTATTTAAAAATACAAATATTTTTCTTGATAATCTATCTACTATAAACAATTTATTTCAAAATTATATACACAATAAAATTATTTTTTTTTGTGTAAGTGATTACAATAGGATTAATAATTTTATACATATACAAAATAAACTTAAAAATGAATTACATATCAAAAAAACAAAATTTCAAATAGTATCTATAGTATCAAATTATTATTCAAATTCACAATCAAATATTGAAAATAATTCAAACAGAGAATATGATAATATTAAATTGGATTATAATGATGATAATATTCCAAAACCAATTTCAATAACAATTTATTTTTTAAATAAAAATTTATTTTGTAATGAAATTAGATTTAATAATTTGGTAAGTTCAGAATTTTTTTACAATATTAAATGTTTTCCATTATCATCAGTTTATTATTGTCTAAATGATAAAATGTTATATTCAATTATAAATGGGAATTATCAAAAACTTAATGAGATTAGTGAAATTACAAGTATATTTGATAATTTGGATGGTTCGGATAATTCAGAATTAAATATAATTCATATTGATGAAAAAATAATATTAAATAATCCATATATTTTTTTTGATATAATTTCTTATTATTTAATTACAAAGAATAATAAATTTAAAGAAAAATTGGAATTAATTATAACAGAGTATCAAAATAATAAAAATATTAAAAAAAAATATAAAAAAGTTTTTAACTTTGATAATGAAGAATATATCATTCAAATTAATGTGTTTATTGGAATTATTACTAATTATTCACTTGATAAAATATATTTGGATACAGTATCTGAATTACCATTGGTTAATAAAATATTGTTTGGTATTTCTGATGATTTAGTTTTTTATGGTATTGATATTTATGAATCTTTAGAAAATTATTTCATTGCTATACTTTTTAATAAATATAAAATATTTAAAATTTCAAGTTATCTCAATTATATCAATAAAAATTGTTTAAATTATGATACTTCAGATTTTAATTTAATTTTTGAAAATAAATTAGAAATACTTAGTGGAATTAAATCTAATGTATTTGGTAGAAATTTACAAAATATCACATCTAAATTTACTTACTTGTATAAGATTAATGTTTGGTGTGAAATTTTATGTGTGCTATTGTACAGCGGAAAAAATTTAAATTCAAATATTGAAGGTCTTAAACTAATGTATATTTTTAAAAAATATTATTCGATTGAATTAGAACAATTTGATTATATATTTGATTTGTATAATAAAATTTTATTTTATATTGGGTTGGATGAAAAACATTTTATTAACAAAGATAATTATTTTTATGATTTGTATGAGCATAAATGGTTATTAATTGAATTTGAAATTAAATCATTAGTAAACTTAACGGAAATAAATAAAAACTTTATTCATTCA